ATCCCGCGTCTGCTAAATTTGGACAAGGATACTTGCTGCATGGTGGTACGGTTGGGGGTGGTGCTAGTGAGTATGTCACTTTTCCAAAAGGCTTTTCTTTCGGAACAAATAATTTCACTATTGATTCGTGGCATCTATGGAATGCATATGGATCAGCCAACGGTGCCCAACAGTATGGTTGGGAGTTTGGTTTGAATACGTCAAACAACTACTGTGGTTTGAATCTTTCAGGAACTCGATATAACGGTGGTATGCAGCTTACGGTTAATCGCGGTTTTAATGGTGTTCCAGCAGCAACCATCAACATACCTGGTCTATCATCTTTGTTGCCAACTACGGCGTATTTCCATGTCGCCATCGTTAGGGATGGATCGGTAATTAGGGTTTATACAAATGGTATTTTGCGAAACTCACAAAATATCGGAGCGATAGCCATAACTGAAGGTACGCTACTGAAATTTGGTGTATCAAGTAATGCATACCAACCAGGTTGCGCTACTGACGAAGTTCGCATCGTTATGGATCAGGTTCTGTACACTGACGACTTTACGCCACCAACGGCGCCATTCCCCAATCCGATTATTTGATGACGGTTATCCTAAAGAGAAAGTAATGATATCAAAACGTTTGTTGATGACGAAGAAGGTAGCACCCGCCGGTGATCCCAATACGCTATTGATGATTCAAGGTGGTAGTATTGTGGATCAATCACTCAACCATTATTCTGGGACTCTACAGGGTACGAATTCAATCGTTTCAACAGGCGGAAAATTCAATAATGGTTATTTGGATTTTACGAATGGTCGATTGAATTATGATTTGCCCGACGTTACCACCAATTTGTTCATTGAGGCTTGGGTTCAATTGAAATCAAACTTCAATGGCACTTGGTGCCATTTAGTCGGGAAGGGAAACGGTCTGAATCAAGGCACATGGGTCATGGGGATTCAAAGCCGACAATTGACATTTGCGATCGGTGGTAGCACGACGTCAAACCAATTCGCAGTTCGTGGAACGTCTACACTCGTAGCTAGTCAGTGGTATCACCTTGCCGCAAGTAAAGTTGGCAGCAGCTACTATGTTTTCGTGAATGGGGTTCGTGAGAATACGGGGACTTCAGCCTATTCTATGATCAATACTGCGGGATTCTCAATAGCAGACAGAAGGGCAAACGATATGTATTTGCAATATCCAACAGCTGGGTTATTTGGAGGAGTGCGTATAGCTCTCAACAATAGTTCGCCAACTGCTACCTTCACACCGCCAACGGCTCCTTGGACTTCTTGATGAAGGGATTGGTATCCTTGCACACAACATCCCACATAGAAGATTGATAATGGAGACAATCAGTGAGCTTTGCTATCGCTTCCCAATCGTCACTGTTGGTGAAGTACAGCTCAGTCATCCCCATCAAATCCCGATGGAGCATGAAATCAACGCCTGAGTCCCTGATAAGGCGTTTGAAGTCCGAATGATAGTCGGAATGGTGAGTCACGTAAACGATCGAATATTGGTGGGCTCCTTTCTTGGCCCACCAGGTTCTGGGCAAATTACCAATATCAGTCCTGACCTTGGTGCCAAACCGCAAGCGCAGATACCACCAGATCCGTCTTGATAGCATTTTAAATCCGATCGTGATCGTAAAACATGACTTCACCCAGTCTACTGTTGTGGAGTCTGGCATGCATAAGCCAGTCATCATTGGACATGGCCACAACCCAGATGACATTGTCTTCACTGGCAGTCATTGGTGTCCAGGGAACAGTCATCCATTCAGCGCCACACCCGTCAAGTAAATCCGCCACTTCTTTTCGGAAAGCTTGCTCCAGATCTCTGATTGTGACGGCTTGGTCTCGAGCAGATGTATTGAACCCTCGGTACCATTCATCCCGAACGAACCTGGATACGTAAAACAGGTAGACGTGTTTGTACTTGTTGGGGTTCACATGAATCCACCAGCTTCTTGGACCCTTGTAGGAATCATGAAATCTTCCCACAAATCTGGGTTCAAAGATGGTACGAATGGTAGCGAAGAGAGATCGAAAGAATTCAAACACGAGTGTCCACCCGGGATACGTTGTCATCAAAAATAGAAGTTTCACCAAACATCAGACGATAGTGGATCAACCACTCGTCTGATTCCGCACCCACATAGAAAAATCTGGGGTTCTGCTCCATACAGATTCGAACATCATGGCCTAACCGGTTTATTTCGACCAGATGATTTGAAATCTGGTGGTGGGCATTGTATAAGCGTTCTAATTCGCTGTGGACTTCGTCAAGCTCATAATGAATGTTGGCAAAATCACGAGATACGCTGAAGATCCAAACTTTTCGCACATGCTCCCAACCTTTTCGATCCCACCAAAGTGATCGATCGATAGTGAGACCAGCCGCCTTTATCTTGCGGCTGATTGTACGACGTTTGAACTCCCACCACAGGGAGCGCAATTCACCGATGCTTGCCATGAACTGCGGCGCCACAAAGGCCCATCAGCGAGAAGTCAGCCAAATATTGTGCGAGTTCGGCCTTGTCACCAAAGACCCAGGCACAAGTGTCAAGCGGCAACAAATGCACCACTGCACCATCCACCAACGGATAAGTGGGATCATGAACAACACTGGCAAAGAAACCGGCATCTTGGATGGCCATAACTTGCGCATTCATCAAGCTACCATCGGTAACGCCAAGCGTGATCGCCGTGCCGAAACCCAGTTCTTTACCCACACCTTGTTCCAGCCACAAATCATACAGCTTGGAAAGCTGGGAGTTGGGTTGTTCGGTCCGATGAGCTTGCATGGCCGTTTGGAATTGGTGGGCGGCGTGAGAGCCTTGAGCTACGGCCTTGCCGGCGTTCATACTGGCCAAGTCGGTGCGCATGAGGATATAGAAATACGGGGTCTTGGTGGTCATAGGGCCTCCTTCTTTAATGAACGAAGTATAACATATGGCCGAACGAAAGCAAGCCATAAATATTGACATGAATACTGGAACACACAATGATTTCTACAAATGGGGCTGGGATGATGGCTGGTTCAATGCTCCACCAAATATCGACTCTACTTTCAAGGTGACATTCAAGTCACCACAAAATACTCGAACCCTTAGAGAGGAATTGGTTGATGCTTGTCATCTGGTGGCAAATCGATTCAGCAAGCCCTTGATGGTGTGTTTTAGTGGTGGACTTGACTCTCAGATTGTTTGCTTGGCACTATTGGAAGCACAGATTCCATTTACGCCATTTATAATGAGCTGGAAAGCACCCGATGGTCATGTAATAAATGGCGATGACGTAAAATATGCCATGGAGTTTTGCCAACGCCATGGATTAATTCCTTTGACTGATAGTGGATACTTGGAAGAGTTCTTGGAAGCAAAAGGACGTGACTCAGCAAGAATCTCCAGGATCCCGTATTACAGGATGTTGACGCAAACTCACTATGCTGATAAGTTCAAGGATCAATATGCATTATTGATATGCGCCGGGAATCCCAACTTTGACGTAAGGGATGGTGAACTTATGATAAGTGCGCCCACGTCAACTATTCAACAATATTTCATTGACAATGACGTACAGGGCTCGGCCCAATTCCTCAAATACACGCCTGAACTATTCTGTTCGCAGGTACTGAATCCTATCACCAAATCATTCGTTGGATCTTTTCCAAGCTTGTATTCAGTATATGAAGAAAACAGTAAGACTCCGTGGTGGAGTTGGCGTCTATTCACATCGTATATCAAGCCCCTTATATACCAAGCATGTTGGGAAGATGGCTTGATTCATCGAAGCAAACGACACGGCTTCGAGACATATGATGATACTTTCTGGAAAGCCGAAATCCACCGTATAGGTTCTGAATCTTTCGGCCACAGGGATAATGAAGTAAGATTGAAGATCGGTGACTTTATGGCTTTCGCCGAATCAAAGTCACCGTTGCATCAAATTTGGTATGCAGATGGTAGAGTCCTTCACGAGCCAGTTATCTGACCGATTCAACCATGTACGTGTGATTGCCAATCCATTGTTGATCCAACAACATGGCCATCATGATCCAGTTAACATCACGACAACACACCGTAGCAATATGAGTGTGTTGTCCACGAATGGCAGTATCACCGAACGACAGAGTGAAATCACCATCCAGATGCTCCTGCAGAAACTCGTTCAACAAAAGTCGACGGTCGTCAAATAGTCGCATAGCCGTCAAGTAACCCTGTTGATTTTCACGAGTGGTTACCATGATGATGGTAGCCTTGTGCGGATAACGACCTTGATTTCTGGGGTCATTGGGTGGAATCTTGGCGTTCTGGACTTCGATGTATGCCATTACTCAACTCCCTCAGCAGCAAACCACTCATCGATGGTGTAGATGTTTGGACCGTAGAAGACCCCGTTTTCAAAGAAGTCGGACGGCGAAAAGGTTTGGCCAGCGAACGTAACCTCACGTTCAAACTGCGAACGTTTGATGAGATCCTCGAAATCAACAAGGGCCGCCTCCGAGGATTCGTATTTGAACGGAATGGTTTCTCCGCAAGAATACGTGCAGCCATCACCAACCGTGAAACACATCACCAAACGTTCCATGACTTTCTCCGTTATTGATTGCGCCAAATGATACACGATTGGCGCAAAGAATCAACGCGCAGCAGGTTTGTCTTCCTCAAGCGCCTTCCACTTCATTGCAGGGCGACAACGTTCGATTACGCCCTGGTCATTAACTTTGGGCAACCAAGTATTCCCAGCCAGATACAACACTTGACCATACGGATTGCAACGTTCGGCCATAGTGGAAGTGACAGCCTTGATAACCTTACCGGAATCAGTGATGAACATGGGTTCATCCACGGGGGCACTACGGTCGGTACATCCGACCAACAGTACGACAAACAATGCGGCGATATATTTCATGGTCGAGTTGTCCTTAGAATTTGATGTTATGCATCTTGGCAATAGCAAGCATCGCCTCAGCGTTACCCTTGGCGTCGTCCAGAGCGTCATGGGTGTGCTTGGTGATCTTCAGATGCTTCCACTTAGATGCGGCGCGCCAATCCTTCTTGAGACCCGCATAGAAGTCCCCAATGCGACGTGAGCTGAACCCGAATGGATTCTCGCCCAAATATCGGTGGCAGTAATAGTTCACGAACTGCCAATCAAAGCCGTTGTTATCAGACACGAAAACGGCATTACCTTCGTTTGTGGCGTTGATGAAGGTCAACAGGTCTTTCATGACTTGAAGCGGATCTTCATAAGTCATTGTTTCATCACGGGTCAATCCGATCGCTTTCAGGGCTCCTGGATCGTACTGGTCAGTGACGGGTTTCAGGGTGCGAACGAAAGTCGTATCCAGTGCGTCGTCCACTTTGACAATGCCGATTTGCACCATACTGAATAGTCCGGGACAAGGGCCGTCAGCCTCAACGTCAACCACATAAATGCTCATTTGTTTGTTCTCCTTATATGATGGCGCCATTTTATGGTGAAATCATTTTGGGATCAAGTGAATGTTCACCCACACCTTCAATGAAACGAAGCTGTGATATCATCCAATTCAGATCATGGAGACGCAGATACATGGCGATGTCCTGATAATCACCATTGAAATAGATGACGAGGACTAGATCCTTTACCAAAACCATAGAATCCACAAAATTCTCAAGTTTGGGTCCGTGTTCTTCTACGAATGCCCGATACTCTTCATGGCATTCGTTTGGGCGGCCATTCACGAATTCTCTTAAAACTGGACTGAACAGAAGTCGATATCGGAATTCTGGTTGGGGCCAATATGATAGCGAACCACCGATCCGATCGTCACCGTAGATGACTTGATCGTGCCATGGTTCCGTTGGATTGAAATGTGTTTTTGGCAAATGGACCTCCGTAGAGGTCCATTTTATGGCGTCAATTACCGGGAATCAACAGGATTGGCGATATTCAGTAGCCAGAATCATAGAAACTAACCACTCCCGTTCCATCAACCTGGCTATAACCATCCAGGAATCATCATGAACATAAAGTTCCAATGATCCACTATGGGGGTCCTGATACAACTCCAGACTGTCAGAATCCAAGTTTAGATCTTGTATACCCTGTATGATCCGATTACGGATGATAGAGGTAGTAGCTCGTTTCTGAGCTATGCAGAAGATCACTCGTTGCGGGAAGTTACAATTCTTCCAGGGTCTAACGCTTTCATCCCAGTGTTTTCCAGGGACCAAGGGGTCATCCACGGGAAGTTTGCTGGGATGAAGCACGGTGATTTTACGGTTCACCGTGTTTTCAAAGAATGTCGCCAATGAGCTATTGTTCATTATCCAATGACGAAGCTGTATCCGTAATTGCCATCGATCTGCGTTGCAACTTCACGCTCTAGACGCTCTAGCTCAGCGAGACCCTCTGACTTCATGGCGTCCCCGTTGAGTGTTGCACCGCCCTGTGGCCCTGCAATCTGACTGAACTTGCTACGAGCTTCACCAATGATGATCTTTGCTTGAGCAATCGAATAGTCACGAATCCATGGCCTTGAATATACGTCAGTGATGATAAGTTCTTCAGGCTTTTGATTGTAGGCCCACAGTAACAAAGTTTCAGTGGTTCCGAATTTGCGATGCAACTGAAGACGATGACGTGAAGCTTCCCATGTGAAGATAATCTCACGGCCGAACATACGACCAGCAAGCTCCTGGTACTGCATGGCGAGGTCATACGTTGCGAGTGATCCCGAAGCACCAGCTTGTTGGCTCTGGTTGGGGTTGCTCAACATGTACAGGTTGTTGGTGTAGGCCAGGTTGAAGGGGTCAATCTGCGCTCCCGTACCAGCATTTGAGCCAATGCCACGACGATACACTTGACGCACCAACTGAACTTCTGGTGGCAGCGTGTAAACGTCTTGATCTCTTTGAGTATCCAGGAAAATGAAGCTTTCTTCCATTGCATTGCTGGCCCTCTGACGATAACGGTCGATAGCCATGGTTACAGCCAGGTCGTAATGCTCTGGGTCTGCTTCCAAGTCAATGATACCAGCACCCAGACGGAGCTGAACTTCTTTAACGAGTTTCTGTCTTGCGGTAGTCACAGAAAACCTCCAATTGAATTTGTACCAGATATTTACCCCTAGGTGAAACCATTTATCAATAAATATTTGATTAATTGGGGAAGTCATGAACATTAATCAAAAGCTACTATTCAACCAAGGGAAGAAGGCCTCGGGTCCAGTAATTCCTGGCGATACAGGATTGGGGCCCACAACACTCGTGGGGTCATACCAAAATCCCAATGATCCACAGAAGTTCGCCGGTTACTACGGGACGATAACAGCCACCAACTTCTTTACTGGAACCCAAGTGGCGAGTGGTATTGGTCTTAGTGGAGGAACTGCTATAAACGACACTACGATCTGGATGAAGTTTATTCTGGATGGTAAAATCATACTGATCCCACAGAAACCGATTAGATATGGCTCCTTTTGGAATAACCTATACGCGGTTGGTGCCGTATACGGTGATGGAACGACTGGCACATTCCCAGCCACCACCCCTGTGATTCAATCAGCAGTTGTATCAAGGTCTGGATATTCATACCGAGTACGATTGATACACGGATACAATAGCGATCCAGCTGCTCAAACCACCGCTGCTGATGCTCCAGTGACTTTTGGTTCTGAATGGAATCGCCTCCTATACAACGTTTGTTCATCAGTAACTCCCAGCAGTCAACAGGGTACCAAATGGGCATCATTTACTAATGCTGATATGGGCTTTAACGGTAGTACGGGGAGCATAAGCATCGTTCAGGAAACAACCAGTAGCACCAACAACAGTATAGGTTTGCTGCGAGGATTCAACGGTGTTGATGGTTGCACGTATGGCAGCAAATCTAATATCAATAATAATGGCGGGTGGCGCCCAGCCCTAGAACTAATCATCTGATCTTATGGGGAAATCATGAACATATCAGACCAAATACTACTGACTGGTGGAAAATTCATTCAGAAGTATACCGCAACAGCAAATAAAACTTCTATGGTTTGGGGTGACACGATCGCTTTTACCATAACTCCCAGCCCAGTCCTGAAGGCTAACAAACAGATATTCTGGAAATTGATTGGTAATACTACGATCACTAGTTCAATGGTGAGAAGTGGTGGCATTCAGGGCTCACCCACGATGGTGGCGAATACTCCCCTGACTGTAACCCTTGTGACTGATGTGGTGAAAACATCAGGCTTGCAGATAAGACTTGTTATGGCAGAAACATCAGCCGATTTGACAGCAGGAACGTATAAGGCATCCAGTCCTCTGGTTAATATGACAATTAGTCCAACTTCATCAGCTACTCTGTCAACAGTTGGCTCCAGTACATGGACGGTCCCAACAAACGTTTACAAGATCACGGCTACGATCGATGCTGCGGGTGGTGGAGCAGGTGGTCCTTACTTTTTCTATGGATCAACGGGTGGTCCTGGTGGTAATGGTGGCAGAATCACATACACGGTCTATACGACTCCTGGAACTCAATACGGATATACGGTTGGTTCAGGTGGACAAGGCGGTGGTGATGCATTGAATGGTTCTAGTGGTACGAATTCAGTATTCAACAATAATACCGCCATAGCAGGAGGTGGTGGCTTTTCCAGTTCAGTAAGAGGTGGATTAGGAGCTAGTGGTACTAATGGTGGTAATGGCTTGGGTAGTCCTGGTGGTCAGACAAGTGGTGCTACTGGTACCAATGGTAAGATCGTTATTAACTGGTAATCACTAAGGTGGTTTCTTGTCATGATTCATGGATCATACCACAACCAATAAGCGACTATGTGTGATGTCGTAGAACT